ATCCTTTACCTTATCAATTAGCTGTACCAGTGGCTCAACTGCTCTTCTCTGATCAGACAATTGTTGAGCTTTTTCCGTATTGGACTTGCTCCAGTCATGTCTGTTCAAAGAATCTTTACGCCAAGATTCAATATCGTCAATAGAATACCGTGAGCCATCATCTAATTCATAGACAAAATCCTCATCTGAAGATTTTTCTTCACTAACCGCTTCGGTTTGCTCTGGTTCTGTTTCTGATACTTCTTCTGGTTCAGCTTTATTTTCTGCTGTTTCAATAGACTCTGTAGTCTCAGCCTGTTCTGTAATCTCTTCCTGGATGGATTGCTCTTGAAGATCTTGCCCTAAGAGTTCTCCAGGAATAGAAATATTGTCGTAGCTATCTGTTGATTCCAAAGGCGTTGCCTCTGGACTTACAGAATAGTTTCCTACGTTTAAATTTTCGGATTCGGGGGTTACATCTAAGTTAGTTGTTCCCGCTATGTTGATTTCAGCCATATTAATTACCTTTCAGTTGGTCTTTCGACACTGGTTTTGTTGCAAAAAACATAAGTAGCACGGTGCGATCACCCTTGTGCGGTTCTACCTTATGCTTTAATGGTTTATCATGTTTTCCAGCAGAGTACATTACCCCACTTAAATAATGGTTATGAACAATCACCTCTTGATCATCAATTAAAAACTTTAACTCTCCGCCTGTAAAACTATCTGGATCAGATAATAAAGCAGATGTACCAATTCGACACCAGGCCATATGGTTATCTACCAGCTCTCCATTCTCTTCTTTACATCCATCATAATGCCATTTATGTCCTTTTGGCCTTGTCTCTACACGCCAATAACTTGGAGCAGACAGTATTAATTCCTGGTCATCTACAGCAGATTGATAGCGTTTTGCTATCTTTTCAATAATTTTGTGAGAAAAGTTGCTACTTTTATGCCCTAATTTGCCCACATCCTTTAGATCTTGGACTTCATCAAGGTTTACTATGCCTAAAATTTGGTGCATTTAGTTAATAACCACGCTTTTTATTTATTTTATCTACGACTTTATTATATACTTTTTTGCCTGTTTTTACAGCGTAATCTGTAGCAAGACCAGCAACAGCCATTTTACCAGCATCTTTTTTCTTTGCACCTTTAGCTAACATAGTAGCTTGTACCACTTGTCCAGCACTTAATCCAGCTATTTTTGCTGGTTTACTCGGATCAGCTTTCTTTAGCTTTTTCTTTTTCATCAATGCTTTTTTATAGGCTTCTTTGCCTTTCTTTGTATAAGCGTACTTTTTTCCATTTAACTTTGGCATTATTTATCTCCTTTTAAATTTTGACGGACAATTAGAAAACATACCGATCAAGCCCTTGATTCTGGCATTTGTTCCATCTCACCTTGTCCGCCAACCATATTTGTAACGGTCATAATTCTTTCTTGCATTTCTGGTGGTAGCATTTGAAAAACCTCAGTCTCTAATAGTCCAGGGTTCTGCATTGCCATTTGTGCTAACGCTTCCTCTGCACTACCGCCTACACCTTCTTGCATTGCTTGTTCAGCTAACATAGCAAACTGTTCTTGCATTTGCTCAGTTTGTTCTATCTGCTGTTGTGGTGGCATCTGCTGATTACGTACATACCAGTTCTGTATTACTTGCTGTTTATCTGCAATATTTAATGCGTTAACCACTTCTTCGATGCCGTAAACACCTACCTGGTACAACTCTAATGCACGTTCTTCATTAGCAACTCTGCCTTGTGCGTACCTGGAACCAGTGGTAACATCAACATCAAACTCGCTATCTCTAAGCGAACTGGCTGTACCAGGATTAAACTTTGGACTGCCTTCTGGGTTACCATCTGCATCATATACGCCCATCGGATCAAATTGTGTAAATTCAAATTGTCCTTCTGGATCACGTTCACGAATAGAACGTATTTCTTCATCATACGTAAGTATCATTTGCACCATAAACTCACCAATCTCTTTTGTAAGTCTGGATACTTCTTTATTGATCTTAAATCGTTGCCTGGTTTGACTTGCTTCCTGGAGAGCTACAATTGCTCTACCAGAGGTTACACCACCTGGTTTACGGCCTTGAGTTACATCATTTACACCAGTTACCGCTTCCATGTATTGACCAACCTGGACAATGTAATTCTGAATATATCCTGGTATTGGTGGTGGAGACTCAAAGGTTACATCTGTTGGATCTACAACAGTGATCTCTTCACCTGGTGATCCTGTAATTGGCCTGGACATTGCTCCTTTAGCTCGTTGCGTTACCTTTCTGATCGGAAAGCCCATACGCCTTATATTTTCATTAATAGCACTAAATGTCTCATTCATTGCTTTGGTCTGAGTACGTACCAGATCTGTTTCTCCAATACCCCAGAAGTTGTGAGGACTCTTATAGTTTGATACCATAAATACTGGCATTCTATATAACTCTAATGGTTCATCAACAATGAGCTTATCACCTACAATAACTGTATGCCTACCATATGGATATTTCTCTGTATCTGCTTCATTGCTATAACATTCAATTACTAACGCTACATCTGCATCACCAGTAGATGGATTATCACTTTGTAGTCCGCTGTCATCTGTCTTTTGAAATGCTTTGTAATCATCTAACTTGCCATCTGCACTGCATTTAATTCCATATTCTCTATAGATCTTTGATATTTCCATTGGTACAGCAAATAAAAAGTATTCACCCGCTTGAAGATCCAGGTCATTAGCATATGGATGGGGTATAACAGAAAACGGATCAATGACCTGGATATCAAAACCTTTGAATGCACCAGTCTCACCAATTTGTGGTAATATCTGTATAAATCCATTACTATAGATCAAACTATCTTTTACTGCCTGTAAGATCTTACCATACAGATCAGACTCTTCAACGATCTGCTGGAACCTCTTTTGCATCATATCCGCAAAGTAAACATCATTCTTTTCTTTGGGCAGTATGTCTACCGTAGGTTGAAAGTCATTAATAATTGGTAAAATAGTCTCTACTACAGCTAATGGGAAATTAAATACCATCCTGGACTGGCTTTCAGTTCCTTTATTTGGTGCTGACCAATGTCTGCCATAATATAAACGCTCATTCTTACGCCATCTATCCGCTTGTTTCTCTCTGGCTTTCTTACTTCTATCCAGCCAATTACGTAACTGTGGTATACGTTCAGCTACATCTGCCACATCCTCTAATGCGTTTGGTTGATCTGCTGATGCGTAATAGTCCATTCCAGCCATATTAATTAATCTCCATTATAAATTATCCCATTGCGGTTGTGAGTGATCTACATCAACAATAATCTTATCAATAAACTGCTGAGTCTCTGTTCTGGTATCTTTCTTCTTCTGACTGGCAACTACCTCATTAACCAGATAACGCAAACTATCAACAGCGTGATCATCTTTTTTTAATGGTTTTTCTGGTTGGTTTAAGTCCATACGTGAAGCAGAAGGTTGCTCCCATTGATAGTTAACAAGCTCCCTGGATAGATTCTCACAGGACTTGTGTATATAGATCTTATTGTTCTTAAAATACTGCGTAACCTTATCAATACCACCTTGCACATCGTTAAATGCGTTTACAACAGGGATCTTTAGCTGTCTATAACGGTTACCAATTGTTTCTGGATCATCTTTCTTACCCGCACCAGTAGATGGATCAATAACGTATGTTTCATATCTTCCTTCGTTCAAGTATGCCTGGATCGCCCTGGCATGATACTCTACATCTTGACCAGCTTCGTAATGTTCACGGTACACCCAAATAGTATCATCCTGGTCTACTGCTCCCCACAATATAGCTGTTGGGTTTGTTCTTCCATGATCAATTGCAATAAACCTTCTCCACTCTGGAGCTACATCAAAATGATGCTTTACATGAATACTTGGCTCAAAGTCTGGATAGATCTGTCCTTCAAATGCATCCCAGGAGCCATATAAATATCTATTGATCCAGATCTCATTGTAATTCTTCATTAAACTATCAATGTATCCTTCTGGAAGGTTATCAATGTTCTCTTCTGTCTTAGCATTAAAGATAATATTCCCAGGTACTGGATCATGGATAAATCGATGCCAGATCCAGTTATGCCCAAGTGGGTTACCAGTGATCCAGCATTGCGGAGTGGCTACCGCTCTTAAACGCCCTAAAAGCGTAAGAAATACTTCTTCAGATACTTCTTCAGCCTGGTCGATATAAAACCAGCCTAAGTTAATAGATAATAGTTTAGCCGGATCATCTAACGATCTAAATATGATCTCATGGCCATTTGTAAACTTGATCCTGTTCTCTTGCTTTCTGTATTCGTAATCAATCTCTGGTAAATATCCAGCAATATGAAGTAATTCAAAAAATGTTCTCTGGGTACTATCTCTAAGCTCTGGATAGGTCTGCCTGGCTATCATACCAAGTTGAGGCGGGTTCTTTGGATCCATGATCCTGGTCAATGCTTTTAAAATACCCGCAAATGTTTTACCATTACCAATACCACCAAAAAATGCAATGACTGGCTCTTCACATTTTGTAAATAAACTTTGATGTTTGTTTAAAACAATATTATTCATCTGTATAAACGATGTTTAACTGTGGAACTCTTAATTCGCCTTCCACTTTGGTTTTTTCTGTAAACATTGCCAGATGCTTCCCCTGGAGTTCACTGGCCTTTAAACTAACGTTGTACTGCTCTGATCCTTCCGCCAGTGTTCGCACTCTTTCAATATCTTCAAGCACTTTATCCGCTGTTAATTGAACTCTCTCTTCACGCTCTTTAATTAACTTTGCTATTTCATCTTGTAAGTAAGGTTTAGACAAGTTCTCACAACCTATTTGTTTTGCTGTTTTTTCGCTGTATCCAGCACGAATACAAGCCTGTGTAGCATTTAAATCAACGATGTATTCTTTACAGAACATTTTTTGCTTATCACTTAGTTTGGATTTGCTACGCATATGCTATAATTATTTGATCTGTAAGAAGCCCAGCACGTAACGCACTAATAGCCATCAAAGACCATAATTCTTGTTTATCTTCAAACTCACTAAACTCATATGGAAATTCCAGAATCACAGTTGATCCCACTCGGGCTGTCGTTCAATTTCTGGTTTATTTAAATCCAGGGAGAGAGGGGGCTTGACCATAGTTCCCTTATGGTACACAAAAGCCCCCATGATGAAGGCAATGAGAGTAATAAAGCTCTGAATTATAAAAGTTGTTAGATCCATATTTGGGTAGAATATGCACATAAACTAAATAACGGTAAATAGTGGATGTTATCTTTTTGTAATATATCTAACAAACAGGACACTTTTCTTTTTTCTTACCGTAAGTAGGTATGGTTCCTCTTGGGTGTCTGATAATTGATTTAGAATTAATTGCCTGTTCCCAGGTGCGTTTACAATCTGGACAAGCCTTGATCGCAATGTCTGCTCTGTACTGACTTGTTTCGTTTACGTGGCTTCTACCAGTCTTATTCTTTTTGATCTGTTTGTTGCTATACCTGGTAAACTTACCTTCGATATAGTCATTTAATATACTACCCATTTGGCCATCCTATCTCTTGCATTACTTTGTTAATATTATCTTCTTCAGTAGGAGCTTTAGGCTTTGGATTTTGCCTGGAGATTTTTGCTTTGTATTCCCAGGCTGGTACAAACTCACCTTCCAGTTCGCAATTATGAAATAACTGATCTGGTGGCAGTTTATCCTCTTTGCTTCTTTTTTCTGCTCCGCACTCATAACAGTTAAATATCTTTTCTTTTACTACAGCGTGTTTTTGTGGTGCATCCTTTACAACCAGATAACGATCTATTCCTTCCTGGAAAAAATATCGTATTTGTTTTATCTCTGTGTCTTTATCCTTAAAAAAACGATCAATACAAAGATTTACATTATCAACACCAATACGCTTACAAGCCTCATTGATGTGATGCGTATATCCAGCAAAACTCATTTCGGGTAAACCAAAACGATCATGGACTCTTTTCCAAATTTTCATATAAACAGATGCGGGTGTTTCTTTTTCTTTTTTTAATTCTTTAAATGTTTCTAATGTATTCTCTGTGTACCGTTCTCGTTTCGTCTGCGTGTCGTTTGACATACCGTCTGGGGTACCGTCTGCGTGTCGCCCACCCTGGTAAGTGTCGTAATTACAGATACTTAGGTGTGTCGCAACTCGTGTCGTTTGCTGTACCACCATCGTGTCGGTTTTGAGTACAGATATGAAACGCCTAACCTTACCTGTTGACCACTTCCACCGCTTGGCAAATGTGTTCAAACTACAGCATACTTCACCACGTTTGATTACAACTAACTGCTCTTTCATGTAAACTGATCGCTCTTCATGTGATGCCATCATTAGTAGATCCATCCAGGCTTCAAACTTTGATTTAACTTCTTTGTTATCCCATAGCCAGTGATCTCTTATTTTTCGTTGTAGCCGTATCCAGCCACGTTTATCTTTATTCATAGGGGAACTCCATGTATTGATAAAAGAATCTTCTATTCTTCGTTTGGTTATTTTTACTGGGCTTCAACGCCAGGTTTATACTTGTTTCATTATTATAGGGCACAAAACACACCCACCCTTTTTTGACATAATAAACAGCAACAACATCAATAAGATCTTTTTTAACATACTTATGCAGTCTGACCTCTATTGCTGTATCTGTTTTCATATCTGTAATGGTTTTGATCTGTACTCTTATAAATTCTTTTTTTCTTCTTTCTACTATAAGATCTACGCCACGCTCATCGATCATCGGCTCATAGACATTGTAATCTGGATAGTTTTGCAAGATATGATGCTTCACAAATAGCTCACCACAAAAACCAATATGTGAGGGGTTTACTTTTTTAACCATCCTGGAAATTCTTATCAAAGTTGTCTATCTCTATACCGTGTAATATGTCTCTGATCTTTTCTGCACCTACACAGTGATCATATGTAGGAAAGAAATACTGCCACATACCCCCACGCATATTGATCCAATAACAAAAGGCAATACCAACCTTGCCTGTGTTTTTTTGAAACTCAATTATGGCAGTAGACTCACTTAATGGATGTATCTTCTTTACTTCAAATACTTCATTAAATACATTCTTATCTCTGTCTGGCCTACTAAAATTGTAAGCGATCTGATCTGCTTTTTCTTTGAGCTTAAGAGCTAATGCTTTTTTCATTTCTCAAATACATCCTTAACGTTCTGTATAAAACGTACATTGCTCATAGGCACAGTTGCCTTCAGCTTTCCAAGTAAATTCATTATTCTGCGTAATTTGACCGCAAAGATTGCATTTGCTTCAAGTAGCTCATCATTCTTCTTTTTAAGCTCACCTAATTCTTGTTCGTATTTTTTTCTACTAATTAATGGAAAATTCATTTTTAAACTCCTGGTATGTGAAAATAAATATTGGTGTATAATCTCCAACATAAGCACCAGCAATATTATAATAAAAATGCTCTAATGCTTCTTCTGTAGTCATTTCTTGATCTGTTAATATTTTAATTATTATGTGTATGTCATACACAAGTCTTTGGTTACCATCCATTCCAATGATAGCCTCATCAAAACCATCGGCCTTCATTGTCTCACCCCACTCACCATACTGATCAATAAACATTTGTAGATTACTATTCATAAGGATAGATCCTTACTATTGTTTTTGGTTCAGTGGAATATTCTTTAACGCTTTCACAGTGTACTATTTGACTATCATCTTTATAGAACACACCATTCAATGCATCAAATACAAATTTGATATAGTTATCCAGGTCTGGCCTACTAATAGGATAAATAGGGGAGCTGTCTTTGACTTTTTCGCTGTTACGACCAGTTCCAAAATGTGACTTTGGTCTGTCGATATAAACCTCGACTGTCATCGAGATCGCTCCATATAGAGGATCCTCGGGAGCCAAAATTTGGACTTTCTTTAAAAAATTAGCTTTATCGGCCTTTGATGGATCATAATTGAAGATCCGACCATTGCGGGTAGTATGCCTATGGCGTTTTAGAGCAATAGGTTTTCCAGGAATAATGAGTTCCATAGTTTAAGGTTCCTTTGGTATGTGGTTTTGGTATGTAGCACTATAATTTCTGCTTACTTCTAAAATGAGTATCCGCATACTCGGTTAAGCGATCCATTAACTGCTGTGCTTTTTGTACTCTGGTCTTATCATGGTTTTCTTTTTCTGTCATAATAAGTTTGCCCAGGCCATCCATAATTAATACAAGTTCATCTACGCTGATCTCGTTTGATGGTCTGTTCTTTAAAGCTGATTCTATCTGTATTAAAAAAGCTGTTAGATACACATTCATATCCAACGCTTCCTCTATTGCTTCTTTTAAAAAATTTCTTTTATCATTTAAACTAAGAGTATCACCGTACTTCTTTTTCCCAATATCAAGTCTTTCTTCTATTCTTGATACGATCATTTCGTTTATGCGGATCGGTGTCTGGTCTGATTGATTCTCCAGAATCTTCTCTAATTTTGAGTTTGCCATATTCTGCTCTTAGTGTTTTGATTAATAATTGTAATTCTCTTAGCGGGATCTCATTTAATGAACGCCAATCCATCAGTCTGATCTTTACTTTCAAAGTTCTGTGCAACCCTAACCCCTCTGGATAATCCAATTGAGCTAATGAGTATGCCTTTATAAGATCCCGCCATGTATTCATCTACCTATGAAAATGACTGCATATGTGTTTTCAATGCATTAAGCACTTTAGTATTATTACCTAATGCATCAAGATTCTCTAAAGCCCATTCACAATAATCATTTGGTAATGCAGTTATAGGTTTATTTTTATGCTTACCATATGGCCAAAGAAGAACATCTTCACCATTAGGTATGCCACTACCATCATCATTATTAATAGTATTTTGCTCTTGCACGTATTTATTATCATCAAACTTTCCTAAGAACACATCTGCATTAAAACCAAGTTTAGACAGCCCTTTGGTTAAAGCATCTGTAGCTACTGATTTAATACAATCTGGCTTAACAGCTAATGAGCTATGTATTGGTATTTCATTTTCATCTGCAACACCATCAACTACATACCATAGAATAGCTTGATATATAACCATGCTATCAATGATATTAAATGTCTCATCTTTCACGCCCCATCCCATACCAAATGCACCAAACATTTCTGTAGCTGTTTGGATCTGGTATTGTGCATCAATAGCAGTAAAACCACCACGTTGATTGACTTTTTTAGTATACTTTGGATCTGTAATACATACAGCATTCCAAATTCCCATTTTATCTTTCATTATTTACTCTCCTTTGCAATACGAAGTGTGCGATATGTACTTCCTTCCTGGAGATACTTACCATACATCTTCGGGTTTTCTGTTTGAAAAGTTTTGCGATCAAATGTGGTGCGAGGTTTACTATTCTTATATGTTGCAATAGTACGCTCACCATCATTGACTGACTCATAATGACCAATAGATTTTTTGATCTGTATCTCAAGGTCTTTAATACTTACATCCAATTCTTTTTTTGTTTCTTTGAATTGCCTAAGTGTTTCAAACCTTTCGATCAGCTTACTATCTGCGATCATAGACTCACCATTAGCCTCTGGATATGTTTGCTTAATATCAGTATCAGTTAAAGCCTCTGGCGGTTCCTGGGTAACTACGTGATTATTCCAGAATGCTACACAATCATCTATAATAGGCTGTATATACTCTGGCTTATATTCGTATTTATATATATCAAAGCTGTCTATACCAGCATAGCCATAGGTAAGTAAGGCCACATAAGCATACTTCATTCCAGTGATATGCATCTGCCCTTGTATCTGCGTATAATACTGAATAGGTATCTTACCGCCCCAGGTGTCTTTAGCGATCTGTGATGCTGTCTTGATCTCTAATACTGCATCTGGCTGTCCATCTTTAAAATGAATAATACCATCCAGGTTAGTAGCTAAAAAATCATGGTCTTTATGAAAACGTACATACGGATCAATAGAAACAATAACATCCATATCTTCCTCTACCCATTTAGCAACCATACCTTCAATATCTCTGCCGTGACGAAGAATAATATTATCATATGGTTCATATCCAAATAACTTCTCGTTCCATACATCAAGCGGACTTTTATATCTATTATACAGCTTGGCAACTACAGCCCACTCACTTGTACCGATGTAGGACTTACGTAGATCCAGATCTAATCCTTCTTGTTTTATTGGCTCTCTCATATTGCTCTCC